GTCCAAGCCATGATTTTTTTTTTCATGATACAATCAAAAGAATTACAGATAGTTTTGAGCTCCTGTTTGAAAGACGAGATGCTGAAACTGAAGGAAACCCTGACGGAACAGGACCAGTAGAAAATGGACAAGATTATAGAACAACTGCAGCAGATAGAATCAAAAACAAATTCAATATAATTCCGTATCTCCTGATGTTCTGCGAAGTCACGAATGAGACATTGACAGACACAATGCAAATGAACGCAAATTTCGTGTTTTACATAGTTTCATACGAGACGCTCAGAAGAAAGGAACTGGAAAGGATGCAAAAAAATAAAATTATAAGATAATGACAAACTTACAATATTTAGACCAGGACATCATACTGACAGTGAACTACATACCATACACTGTCAAAGGTGTTTATCCATATACTTTATATTCTGTTGACCCTGAAGGAAACATTACTACTGTCTTCATCGGCAATGCTTATTTGCCAGGTGCACAGAGCGGTCAATATTCCAAACAATTTGACGTTACTGACCTTATAAGGGATGACAAGTATGTTCCTGAACATCTGTCTTACAAGAAAGAACAGGCTCCTGTCATAAAAAGATATTACCTGTCATTAAACGTGTCAGGAACTGCATATACTTCAAACCGGCCATACGTGTGTCTGGAATATCGTTATCCGAGACTGGACACCAAACTGAACTGCACATACCTCAATTATGACGCATCCACGGCACCGTCTGATAAGATATGTCAGTGTCTGCAAGGTTTTTCATCCGTTGATCATCAGCAGTTATATCCAAGGGTCCCATACATAAAGACAAACAACTTCGGATTCCCTTTAATGCTTGAAAAATATAGTGACGCAAGTACATATACAGTTACGTTATATACAAAAGGATATGTAAACAGCCGTGGTTTTGACATTCAGTTAACTTATTGTTTCAACCACGCTTACGTCAGTCTGAATGACTTATTCTACAATGACATCATTGATTAGTCATAGACTGATACATGGGCTGCCATGCACGATGTAACACATAATAAAGGTTACAGGATAGGAAAAGTAGATACTGACTGCATATCAAAATATTATCTCTGCTGGCAAGACCGTTCAGGAGGTTTCCAGATACAGCCGTTTGATAAGATAGACACTTATTCTGAAAGCATAGAGACGAAAGAAATTGTCGGATATAACTATAAACGGAAACTGAACACCGCGATGTTCCAGCCTAAATTCGAGATACAGTCTGATTACATAGAAGAATATTATTATCCATTCTATGAAAGCATATTCCAGTCACCGTCGTTATGGCTGTATGACACTGAACTTGACAAATCGTATGACGTCATCGTCACTGATAAAAGCTATACAGAGAAGACATTCCTCAACCAGGGAAGAAAGATGTTCAACGTGAAATTGAATCTTGAACTTGCCAAAAAACAAATAATAACTTATTGATATGAATCAAATCAGATTATACATAGAAAATGAAGAAATAGAACTGGTAGAACAGATACAGTTTGCGATAAACAAGCAGTTTGAAGACATCAATAACCCTACTTCTATTATCAATGATTATTCAAAGACCATAAAAATTCCGTTCAGTCAGCACAATAACGCTGTTTTCGGTAAGATATTCAGCCCGGACAGACTTATTTTAGGCGGTCAGCAGTCTGTAACCGGCATATCGTTTGACCCATACAAGAAGCTTGATTTCAGGCTTGAATGGAATGAAGATGTCCTTATGCAAGGATATGCAAAACTGCTTAATATCATAATGGAAAACGGCAAGGGACATTATGAAATATCTCTTAATGGTGAACTGGGTAAACTGTTCCAGGAATTCAAGAAGATAACATTTGTTTATGCGGCAGATTCTTCTAACTACTGGATTGATTACCATGACATATTTGAAGAAACAATGGATAAAGACCTTATTTATACAAGCTGGAACACTGCCGGATAGTCATCATTGACTTTACAGAAAAAATATGTTTAGGTTATAGACCCTATCACACATGAAATAGTAAAGGTGCCAAATCCATAGTATAGATTTACCGATATAATGGGTTTCACACCTTCTAACACTTATGATGATGATTTTGAGTATAAGACATTGCAGTACAGCCCTTCAAAGACAAGAGACATCAAAGATTATCTTGATATGGTAAATTTTGAAAAACACACAGGATTCAGTTCTGAAACTATAGTTGGTGATAATGGTATGTTACCGAGACAGGTAGGTGAATTCAGGTCATACTATCAGCAGCCGTTCATATATTTCAACAAGCTGTTTCAGATATTCCAGGAAAAAGCAGAAGAGATTTCAGGTTATGATTTTATATTAGACAGCAGCTGGTTCGGGAACGAAAACCCATACTGGAGATTGCTTGCAATGACTCTTAACAAGATAGACGTCAACAAAGAGAAGACAAGCCAGACTGCTGAAAACGTATACAATATGACGACGATGATGCCAAACAACAAGCATGTTTACCACAACACCGGTGATCCGGCTACAATGGAATATACGACGCCGTTTATAACCCCGTATGTGCAACAGCAGATTATTAGTGAAGATACTTCTATCAGTTGCTCATTTGATGTCTCACTTGGCGACAGATATTTCAATATGGACCCTTCATCAGGCGGTATGACGTTCAGCTGCACTATACCGGCCGGTATCAATATCGGTGTTTCAGAAGATAGTAGGGATACAAACAGACTTGTTGCTGAAAATGGAATGATTATTGACGTTATCGTTGCATACGGACAGGCAGATTCATCTACAGGAATTGTTAACCCGTCAACAGCTCAAATGAAGTTCATAGTCCTTGATGATACCAGTACTGTTATTCCGGTTACAAGCAAAAACGTGAATTATGTAAGATTGGGTACTTTGCCAAGTTATGAACAACAGGCTGTTTACAATTTTGAATTACCTGTCAACATATATATACCGTCTAAGAAAAACAACACCAATATAAACAGGTTTAAAATCTATATACAATACAGGTGGTTTCTGAATGATTTCCCTATCGGCAACCCTCACTGGATTCAGCCTGTAGTGTTCTGTTTAGGACCAGCAAATGCAAAGATAGTCAATCTCAAATATATTCCTCGTTCTCATTATTTGTTCACGCTCAGTGATTTATGGGATAACGAACATACTATATTCGATGTTGTGCTGAGATACTGCAAGATGTTCAGAATTTTGATAGAAGTTGATCATATAAACAAGAAAATATATTTCAGACAGCAGAAGAAATATTTTGAAAATTACACAGTAGAAGACTGGACAGACAAGCTTGACATGTCCAAACAGTGGAAAATGACCCCTATACAGTGGGATGCCAAGTATATCAATTTCAATTATGAAGACAATGATTCTAAACTGGGTTCTGATTACAGAGAAAAGAACGGCGTTAATTACGGTGATTATAAACTGAAGACTGCATATAATTTCAATGATGAAACAAATGACTTATTCGAGAAATGCTACAGTCCAATGATAAACACTGATAACGTTTTGTCATTCAAGACATTATTTCAAGATACTGAAATCGTATACAGTTTTTCTAACACTGAAGAATTCGTTTATTCTAAAGATGATGAAGGAAAATATATACAGAATTTCGGAACGTTCTATTTCTACAGCGGTTTGAAGAATTTCGATACCACCCCGTCATTAAGGTTTGTTGATACCAGAATATCTGACGATACTGACTTACAGATAGGAACGAACACATACTGCTATCAGGACGGAATAAACGAAAGAGCAACTGACAAGTATCTTGCATTGCAGAATTACGCTATGAGAAACTGGAAAAATTATCTTTCTTTATTCAATAAACCAGCAGCTTATTATACTAAGACAAACCATTTTTCAAATTCTGTATCGATTTATGAAGCTATTTGGAAGAAATATATAGAAGAAAGATATAACATTCAGAATAAGTTACTTATAGCTTATTTTAATCTGTCACCAAGGGATTTTGCATAGTTTAGATTTAATAAGTTCGTGACTATCAACAATCAGCTTTATTTCGTGAATAAGATACTTGATTATAACCTTACTACAAAAGATTCTACAAAGGTTGAGTTACTGACGATACAAGACCCTACTGCATATTACGAGAACAATTTCTGATAAAAACATATTTTTGATTAAATGGAAGACATTAATTTAAAACTTAATATAGACGAATCAGCAGTCAAGAAAGCTTTGCCGTCACTGAAGGAATTGAGGAAAGAACTTAAAGCCATACAGGACCAAATGGCAGGCATGGAAGAAGGTTCAGACGAATTTCTTGCGGCTGCAAATAAAGCCGGTACGCTGAAACATCAGATAGATGAAATACGTCAGGCAACTGCCGGAGCATCAGCAGATTTTGGCGATATGTTGGGAAACGTCACAAAGGCCGCTGCCGGTCTGACTGGCGCTTTCTAGGTCGTTCAAGGTTCTTTGTCTTTGCTTGGTGTCGAATCTGAATCTGTTACAGAATCTATCAAGACAATGCAGTCTATGATGGCCATAACACAAGGTCTTGCATCTATCGACAACGGCATAAAAGCATTAGATAAATTAAGGAACGCTATCACCGGAACTACTGTAGTTGCAAAGGCATTAAGGGCTGCGCTTACTCCTAAGGCTATTTTAGCATTGACAGCAGCTATCACTGCAGCTGTCATGATTTTTAAGAAGTTCCGAAAAGAATCAGAAGAACAACAGAAAGCTCTTGAAGAACAGAAAAAAGCTGCTCAAGATTTAGCAAACGCATGGGGTGATAAGGTGTCTGGTAGTTTAAGTAAAACACTTGTAGAGTATGAAAAACTGAGACAATCTTTCGCTAAATTAAGCACAACAGCAGAAAAACAGAAATGGATTGAAGAAAACAAAAAAGCACTTGAAGGACTTGGTCTGTCAATCAATGATGTAAATGATGCTGAATGGGCTTTTGTCAGCAACACTAGCCAGGTTATAGAAGCTTTTAAATTAAGAGCAGAAGCAGCGGCTAATGAAAGTCTTGCGGCTGAAAAGATGACTGAGTATGTAAAAAGAAAAGCTGCGGCAGAGGCACAGATGCGAGCTGGTGATCAAGATGCTTACTGGAAAGCAATAAATGACCCTGTTTTTCAGCAGCTTAAAGCAGATGCAGACCGTTATATTGAAACAGGAACATATCTCAAACAGAGAGCGGATGAACTTCTGAATGCTGGACATCAAACTGCAAAATCTGCTGTCAATAATGATAATAATGGCAAAAAGTCTGTTACTACAGAAAATGAGAACACTACAGAGAAAGAAGTTAATGCACTGAAAGAGAAAATGACTCTTGAAATAGCTGAACTTAATCTTAAAAAAGAACGTGGAGAAGCAGATGCACAAGGAATAAATTATCTATCAGAACTGATAAATATTCAAGGTAAGTATAGACAATAGCTGGTTGATATTAAAGAACCCCAAATGGATTTAAAAGAAGAAATCCTTGCTATTGATACTGCAATCGCAAAGACAAACAATGACATCTCAAACTTTAATATTGATAAAGAGTTTGAAAATATTGACAATAAGCTTGCAGAAGTGAATTATAATTACTTAATAAGCAATCAAACTGGAGCAGACTACATTACATAGCTTGAACAGACTTTAGAGCTTGAAAAAGAACGTCTTGATTTAATGTCAAGAACAGGTATGGAAGGTTCAGCTGCATGGTATCAGTAGAAAGAAGCTATATTGGAATATGAAAACGAACTGAAAAACGCATAGGCAGGCAATGACACATTGAAGAAAACGATGTCAAACGTCAGCAAAGTAGGTACTGCCGCAATGGGTGCTATAGGGAATGTATTGAATGACCTTGCAGCAACACAGGACCAGACATCAAGAGAAGGTTTCGAGACAGCAAAGAAGCTTAATATCGCTGCAGCTACAATGAGTATGCTTACAGGTCTCGTTGAAATCTGGGCTGGTACATTCACAACCAAAACAGGTCCTTGGGATTATGCTTTAATGGCTATACAGTCAGCTGCATTGATAGCTACTTCCGCAATCAATATAAACAACATCAAGAAACAGACATTTGATTCAGCAGGTTCAACCAGTACTTCGACATCTGGAATATCAAATTCTGCAGTATCAGCAAGCATAACACCGCCGGTATAGAGTGTTTAGGAAGTTCAAGGTGCTGAAATAATAGGTGCTATAGCTGATTAGAAGATATATGTAAGCGAAGTTGACTTGCAACGTATCAATAAGAAAGTAACCGTTCAGGAAGCAGAAAACACTTATTAAATAAAAATGGAGAGCTTAAAACTCTCCATTTTCTATATATTTCCAATGATAACCACCTGCTGTATGTCTTTCTCCTCTGCAAGCACCACAAATATGTCTATTATTTATTCCGGTTTGTCGCTCAACTTCTTTAATTGATGGATATGCTATTCCAGTTTCAACACACATTACGTGTTTTGATGTTTTTATTGAATTTAACTGTGCTTTTGAAACACGCTCTATTCTTGTACCCCATACATTATTTTCAGCTCGAGTTAATAAATTAAGATTATTTAATTTGTTATTTGTTTTGTCTTCATCAATATGATTTACTGTCATACCTTCTGGAATTTCACCATTAAATGATTGATAAACAAGACGATGTACAAGCATATTTTTTGATTTATTATTATTTCTAAGTACTACTATTAAATATCCTTTACTTATTCCTGGACTTAATAAATGTTCTTTATGAGTGTGCATATAATTCAAACTCTTTACATTACCTAAATTACTTACCATATACAAACCTTCATATCCAGGAATGTCTTTCCAAATTTCTTCTTCCATAATATTCTATAAATTAATGTTTTATATTATATTTATTCAGCAAGAAATGTTTCAAAAATAACAGAATTATTTACAGACATATTTAATATAATAAACAGGTTATTTTCTTATGCTACCAATATACAATATAATTTTAGGAGATGAAGGTCAGATGAATGCAGTGGCGTTAGTTGCTGATCCGGCAATAGAAATTAATTTTATGACGTTTAATAAAGAAGAAAACACTTTTAAATTCAGTTTCTCAGAAGACCGTCATGAAATTTATGGCCCTGTAGCTGTTCCTGATTTACTTATATACCGATTCAGCGAACAGATAGGTGATTACTATGTAAAGTTTTCTAAGGAAGTAATAGAAGAAATGATTTTGAAATATTCAAAGGATAATTTATTTAATTCACTTAATTTCAACCATATAGCAGACGATAAAGTAAATAACGTTTATTTGATAGAATCATTTTTAAAGAACACTAATAAAGGTATATCACCAGTTGAATTTGAAGACTGTCCTGACGGAACATGGTTTGTAAAGTTCAAAGTATGTGATGATGATTTATGGAACACACTGAAAACATCTGATAAATTTAAAGGATTTTCTCTTGAAGGAATGTTCAGTCTTGAAGAAGCTAAAGAAGAACCAAAAGAAGAACCAAAAACAGACGATTTAGATGATATTTTAAACGACATATATAAAAACTAAATAACGACAGATATGAGTAAAAACTTAATTAAGTTTGTTCTTAATAAGTTGGTTGAAAAGTTTGAGACTGTAAAGACAGATAAAGCTGAACTTATCATAGATGGTCCAGTTGAAATCGGTAAAGAGGTCTTGATTGAAGCTGAAGAAGGTATGATACAACCTATGGACGGAGAGTATCTTACTGAAACAGAAAAGATTAAGATTGAAAACGGTGTCATAACTGAAATCGAGAAGATTGAAGTTGAAGAACAGCCAACTGAGGAAAAACCTGAAGAAGTCGAAGCTGGTAAATGCAAAATGGAAGTTGAAACTGAAATTCCTGAGCATACTGAAGAAAAACCAGTTGATGATGAGAAAGACACTAAGATTGCTGAACTTGAAAAGACAATCTCTGAAAAAGACGCTGAAATCGAAGCTCTTAAAGCAAAGATTGCTGAGATAGAAGCTCAAAACATGCGTCCTTTGGAAGAACCAGTTAAGATGAGCAAGACTTTATCAAACGCTGTTAATTCAGAAAACAAAGCATTGAAATATTTCAATAACTAAAACCTATAAAAATTTATTTATAATAAAATGGCTATTAATACACAGTCCCTTACACAATACATTGAGGAACATACGCTTCCTATTTTAAGAAATGCTGTATTGGGTTCAAGAACGACAAAAGAATTTAATCTTTACACTGGCGTTAAAGGCTCTACTGCTCTTAACCTTTTGACAACAAGCGTTACTTTCGGTGACGGTTATTCTTGCGGTTGGAATGAAGCTGGTGAATCTACACTTTCTCAGCGTGTTATCGTTCCAGGCGCTATCAAAATCAACGAATCATTCTGTGACAAGTCTCTCTTGAAATACTGGACTAATTACGAGGTTCGCGTTGCTGCTGGTTAGAAGACCCTGCCTTTTGAGGAAGACTTCGTTGCCGGCGTTGTTGAAGGCGTTAATTCTAAGCTTGAGGCTGCTATGTGGCTCGGCGATACAAGCACTGGTAACACAAACCCTAACACTAACAAATTCGACGGTATCATAAAGATTGCTGACAATGCTTCTCTCGGTGCTACTTACACTTACACTGACGCATCTACTTCTAAGAGCAAAGTTCTCATCGACACTATCAACTTGCTTCCAAAAGCAGCTTACGAGAAGGGTGAAGTTATTGCTTATGTAGGTCGTGATTTCTATGACAACTACATTCAGGAACTTATGGCAAACGGTAACCTCGTTATCAACTTGTCAAACGGTTTCGACAGCATCGGCCAGCCTGACACTATAATCGTTCCAGGTACTCGCGTTCGCGTTATCCCTGTAAACGGTCTTAACGGCACAAAACGTGTGTTTATTTCTTACAAAGACAACTTCATCTATGGTACTGACATGGAAGGTGATAACGAGAAGGTTGAATTCTGGTACTCTCAGGATAACCGCGAATTCCGTCTTGCTATCGAATTCACTGCAGGTGCACAGATTGCATTCCCAGACATGCTTGCAATGGCTAAGGCTAACGCATAATTTAAACCCTTATTAAAAATTTATTGATTAAAACTATGGCTTATAATTGTCCAACTACATTAAATAGTATTGATGTGAATTGCGAGATGACGTCTGGTGGTATCAAGAGGGTTATTGTATGTCCAAGATATTCTATCAAGCAGCCAACATACGACGCTTCTGCAATGGCTCTTGACCCTTCTACGATTCTTAAAAGTGCGGAAGTAACAGGCGACGTTAAGTTTGCTGAATATAATTTCCGTCCACAGACTTCAAGCATCACTTCTACTGCTACAATCGATCCTGCAATCGGTTCTGCTTCTGTCACTACAGAAATCACACTGCAATTTACTAAAATGGAAACAGAAAAACGTGTTTCTTTGCAGCAGCTTATCGGAACAGGCGCTGTCGTTATGGTAGAAACATTCGACAACCGTTGGCTCTGGACTGGACGAGACATGGCAGTTTACGCTACCAGCCTCACACAGGAATCAGGTACTGCAATCAGTGATTTGAATGGTTACAAGGTTACACTCCAGGATATTTCTCTTGAATTGCCTTATTTCGTAAACATCACAAATGAATCACAGATTGAAGCATTGCTTACTGACGTTCCAACATCTTATTGATATTAAGAGCACTTTTGCTTTTAAAATATCCCCATTTGAGAGTTCAGGATTTGATTTCCTGGACTCTTTTCTTATAAATAACATTTAGATGAAAACCTATATTTAATATAAAAGACATTTCTAACTTATGATTTATATAGATTCAAGCATTGTTTATGTGCCAAAATCCTCAATAACACAAGCAGGAAACTCCATAAGACTAATAAATGGAATAACTAAAGAAGTGTTTGATGCCAGTATATTTGCTGCTGATTTTTATTACAGGCTGACTGATAATAGGCTGATTCAATTACAGGATGGACAATATAATTACGCTGTTTATACAGACGATACGGTTTATGACTCTGGAATTGCTCAGAAAGGTCAATTTAAAAGAGCAGACACTTCTATTTACGATAACAAAATAACATTCATCACGTATGGCAATTAAAAAAGAAAATAACGAAGAATTCAAATTCAGCTGCGAACGAATAACAGGCGTCAGCCTTATTGATATACCTTACACTGTTGATTGGAAGGGTAATGGCAAATTCGTAAAATATGGTGATGATAACAAATTACCATAGAAACTTTATAGTTATTACACTGAAATATCAAATTTACAATCAATAATTCTGACATATATTGACTATATATGCGGCTGTGGATTTGAAGCATGGAATAATGAATATATCAATTCACAAGGAGATGATATAGAAAGCATAATAAAGAAAGCTGTAGATGATTATTGCATTTTTGGTGGTTATTCTTTAGAAATAATCAGAAATGCAAAAGGAGAAATAGCCGACATACTGTATCAGGATTTCAGGAACGTCAGAATATCAGAAGATTTCAAAACAGCTTATCTTTGCACAGAATGGGGTAAATTCTATTCAAAAGACGCTATTGAAATCCCATTATTTGATAAAAATGAAAAGCAGGCTCATTTCTTATACTATTATAATGGGCTTGCAAGAGGTTGGTATCCAACTCCTTTCTATTTTGCTGCCTTAAAGAGTCTTGAAACTCTTAAGCAGATAAGAAACTTTCACCTTAATAACCTTTTGAACAATTTCAGCTCTAATGCTATCATTACATTCTGTAATGGTGTTCCTTCAAAATCAGTTCAGGATGAAATATACAGAAAATTGACAGAACAATATACAGGAACAGACAATACATCAAAAGTGTTCGTAAATTTCTGTGATAATTCAGAAAATGCACCTAAAATTGAAAGACTTGAATCCGATCAGTTTGGTGAACTTTACCAATCACTAATGGAAAACAGCGTTGATGATGTCTATCAGGCATGTAGAATCAATCCTTCTTTATTAGGAAAAAATGTTTAGACAGGTTTTTCAAAATAGGAATTTATAGAGATTTCTAATTTGTTCCAAAAAACCGTTATAACACCGATATAGCTTAGTTTGGAGAGATCACTAAAAAATATCGGATTAAATATAAAATTTAATAAGTACACATTTGAGGAAGTTTAATTATGAATTACCATTATGTATATTTGACCATTAATACAATATCTGGGCGCTATTATATCGGTAAACATTCAACGTCTAATATGAATGATGGATATTTGGGTTCAGGCACAGCAATTAAAAATGCCATTAAAAAATATGGCAAAGAAAATTTCAAAAAATTAATACTTTGTTTTTGTGATAGTGAAGAAGAGGCTTTTATATGTGAGAAAATATTTGCAAGAAAACAAGTTATAAACAACAACATGTGTTACAACCTACAAACTGGTGGATTAGGAGGTGTCGAAAAAACTGAAGAAATAAAAGAAAAATTTAGCAATATACAAAAACGGCTAATGACACCCGAGAGGAGAAAACAAATATCCGACAGCCTAAAAGGTAAAAAACAATCTAAAGAAACTATTGCAAAAAGGGTTGAAAAACTTAAAGGAAAAAAGTGTTCAGATACAAAAAAACAAAAAATATCTGACTCTGAAAAAGGAAAAAAAGTGCCACAAGAAGTAAGAGATAAATTATCAATTACTAAAAGAAAAGAAAATCTTTCACCTGAAACATTAAAGAAAATGAGCGATGCAAAAAAAGGTAGAAAGTTGACTGAAAAAACAAAAAATAAAATGTCGGAAGCACGAAAGAAAGTATACAAATGGCTTGACATGAATGGCAATATACATTTTATGTGTAAATCAAATGCTAAACGATACCACAAAGATTGGATAATGTTGGAATAAGTATGATTTCAACGAGATTAAAAATTAAAATATAAACTTATGAGAGATTACGAAAACGTTTTGCTCATATCAGAAAATATACTGAAAACATACGGCCTCATAAATGACAATATTGACAGCTGCTATTTGATGCCGGCTATGGTGTTGGCACAACAGATTGGTTTACAGGAATTATTAGGAACAAAATTATTGAGCAAATTACAAACACTGATCAAGAATAACGATATTGAACTTGAAGCAAATGCAAATTACAAAACACTGCTTGACAGTTATTGCATTCCTTATCTGGTTTGGCAAACAATGGCTGAAATATAGGTTCCTATTTCATTCAAAACTGCAAATTCAGGTTCTTTTTAGAGTCAGGATGAACACAAACAAGCAGCGACGATTGAAGATGTTCAATACCTTAAAGAATATTACACTGACAAGGCAAGGTTCTTCGCTAAAGTATTGACAGATTATATTTTAGTCAACGCTGTCAAATATCCAGAATGGCCAGGAAGCTTTACAGACGGTCTTGTAGGTCTTACTGAAAGTTATTCAGGGGTTTACTTTAAAGATTATCCTTACAGCCGCAGACGCTTCCGTTATGATGATAAAAATTACCCTTGCTATTGATTATGACATTACAGGATTTTGTAAACAACATACAGGCATACTCACTGAAACATAAATTCGTGGGTGAATTCAAGGAAGGAGACGTTTTTGAATTCATGAATGAAGGTGAAAAGAAATATGCTTCAGTAGTTCTGACGATAAACAACATAAGGACCAATAACACAGAAACGATATTGAACTGTTACCTTTATTACATAGACAGACTGCTTGAAGACGAATCAAACAGACTTGAAATATGGTCAGTAGGTGCAGATACACTGCAAAAAATAATAACAAGGGCCGGTTACAACAATTTCGATATAATGACAAGCGGGAATGTGACATTTCAACCTTTTAAAGAAAAATTCCAGGACCTTTGCGCAGGTGTTTATGCTAATATCGAATTCACAATCGTAAATGGTATAACTAATTGTGATACAGAAATTTACTAAGACTAAAATTAAACATATATAAAAATGGATAATAATTTAACAAACGATTTCGAGGTCAGAATGGCTACATTGGCAGCAATGGAAGGTGACATGACTTAGGAATATGCTAATATATTTGAAGTCGATAAAGCTATCCTCAAGAAAGTTGAAGAAGGCGGAATGGGCGCACAAATCGATGATACAGAAGTTTCAACAGGCACTGTATGGTCAAGTTACAAGACACTGTCTGAAATAAGAAATATATCAGATAAGCATCTTATACTTAATTATGGTGATGAATGGACACAGGAAAAGAGTGATTTCTTGAATGAGCTTGTAACTGAATATGGTACAAGGCTTTAGGACCATTTATTCTATGCAAGTGATTTAAATTCAGGTAGTTATATCGCATGTCATCAGTATAACAGTACTACAAAAACTGCTGGTTTCTTGGAGTACTATAAAATGGCCGGCACAATGGTAAGCGGCGATTTATATTATTCTACTATAAATTTAAATATACCGGTCGGTTCTACTATACAGTTAGGAAATAGATATAATTATGTAGGTGGTGATCAGCTGTATGTAAGAAGCCAGCTTTATACTAAAACAGAGATAAATGCAAGTATAAATGAGATAAATAATAATATAAATGCTTTAAATATCAGTCTTGGATAGAAGGTAAACACGAGTGTTTTTGATTAGGTTGTAGAGGATATATAGGATGCTTTACAAT